GGTGCAGAATCCTTGCAAAAACTGGTAGAATCCGCCCGCCTCTAGAGGTGGCGGCCTTGGGTCATGCAGGCTCGCTCTGCGTGGCTGTGGTGTGCGGGTGTTGCAAGCACCCGTGCACTTCGCCGTCCTACTCCGCCTTTCCGGGCGGTTTTTGTTGCGCGTTTCAGGCAGCCTGAAACGTATCGGCAGTCTATCTTTCCCTATCCTGCAAGGTGTTTGGCGCGGGTTCAGTACCAAAACAAATCCACCTGAACAGACACCCCGTCAGGCGGATTTTTTTTGAAATTACCAATTTACACAAAGTGTAATTTTTAAGGAAACGGCGGCGGATGTTGACGAAATACATTTCGTCGGGATGCGCGGCCTACAGCACAATATCGGTCACGCGGTGCGCCGGCGCTTCGCCGAGGATGCGACCGCTCTTGGCATCGTAAAACACCTTTTTGCCCACGGTGGCGCTGCCGGTAAGCACTACGTCGGCACCGCCTTGGGTGGTGGCGGCATAGCTGCCGCCGCCGCGCTCACCGGTGATGGTGGCGATGCCGGTTTCCTGTCTGCCGAACAGGACTTCAAATGTGCTTTTCAGGTTCATTTTTCAGGTAGCCTTATTTGTCCAAATAGCGGTCGATGGTGAGGGTCTGCCACAGGGCAATCGCGCCGTTGCTGTCACGCGATACCTCCAAATCCACACCCTGCACCACACCGCGCCAGCGGCCTGTGGGCTCGTTGAATTGCCAAATCTGCCCCAGTTTGGCGCGCGGCAGGCTGTACTCGTCGGAGAGCGGCAGTTTGACGGTCTCGGTCTTGTGCGTGCCGCTGTCGCTCAAGGCGGCCGTGCCGGCGGCTCGGCACACGGGCAGGTCGGTGTAGAGCGGGTGGATGAGCGAGGGGGCTTCCGCGCTGCGGTCGGCATTGTTGCGGTACACGTCGGCACCCACGCCGTTGGCATGGTCTGCCCAAACCAGCACCCGCTCATAGCGCGGCTGGATGCGCTTTTGCCCGCTGACGGACACAATCACGCTGTCGGGCACGGTTACATCGGCCACCGGCACGTCCAGCTGCCAGGCGGGGGTTTTCCAACGGGGGCGCAGGGACAGCTGGGAGCGGCTGGGATGGCTCTCGACAAAGCCGCCGGCGGCGGAGGCGATGTCGCGCAATACGTCCATCGGGGTTTTATCGCCGATAGAATAACTGCCGCCCGGTATTAACCAATCCGGAATGTCCCAAAAGGTCAGGGTGTATGGCAGGAATTGCAGCTGCTCGGCGGCCAGCTGGCGGGCATACAGGCGGCTCTGCACCACGCCGCTCTTGGTTTTGGCATAGTCGGCGGCCAGGCGGGCGGTCACGCTGCGGCCGCTGACGGTATAGGTGCGGCGGCCGAACTCGCGGTTGTCGCTGTAGTCCTCGGCCATAAAGGCAAACGGCTCGCCGTTGATGGTCAGCGTGATAATGGCCTCTTTGCCGCGCTCGCGCTCGTCCATTTTCAGGGCGGCGAAATCATCTGGGTACAGGGTCACGCTGCCCTGCCAGCAGAAGCTGCCGGTGTCGGTGCGCAGGCGGGCGGAAAGGGCTTGGATGGGCTTGCCGTCTGCCTCGGCGGTTACTTGGATGTGCATAACGTACCCTGTCAGGATGGGGATGGACGAGGTATAGCCGCAGGCAAAGGGCAGCGGCAGCATCGTAGGATGGTGGCGCACATGGCGGCGCAAGAAATTGAGCTGCAGCTTGTCGCCGGGCGGTACGGGGCCGCAGGCACGCGGCAGGCGCGGCGTAGGCGGCGGGTCGGGCAGCGGCTGCGGGTAAAACTGGCCGGGCGGGCGGCGCGCCGGAGTGGTGGGGAAATAGCGGCACATCTCCTGTGCGCGCGGCAGGCCGTATAGCTTGGTGCAGGCCGTCTGAAGGCGGGCGGGCTGGTGATGGACGTAGCGGCAGCCGTAGCGCGGGCGGGCGGCGGGGATCACCACCGGACTGCACCACACCAAGGGCGACGAGATACCGACCGGCACACTGCGGCAATGCGCCAGCCGTTGCGGGGCGCTGCTGCGGTTTGCGCCGCAACCGGCCAGCGCCGGGGCTTGGCTGATGCCGATGCGGCGGCAGGCCTGCAGGCCGCGCAGGGTCTCGACCGACAGGGACAGGCAGGACACCACGCCGGAGAGCGTGCCGTAGCGGGCGGAATACGGCAGGGCGACATCATGCGGCCGCCCCTGCCAGCGCAGGCAGTGCGCCTCGTCGACCACGGCATCGGTGTGCCAGCGCCAATCGGCGGCCACCGGCACACGGCGTGTTTTTGGGTCGTCCGGCTTGGGCGGCTGCGGCTTGGCCGAAAGTGTGCCGAGTTTGCGCACAAAGGCCAGCGGCAACTTGTCGCCCGGCTGCGGCTTGATGGCCTGCCCAAGCGGCAGCGGCAGTGTGGCGGAGGTGTGTTTGTCGGTCATTTACTCGAATTAGGGTGAGGGGGCGCTGTCGGCTGGTTTGACCCAATCCCATGCCACCGGCTCCCAGCGTGCCTCATGGTCAACCGCCATCACGATGTAGTCGAGTTTGGGGTCGAGATGCTGAAGCAAGTAGGTGCCGTCCTCTTTTGACCAAGTATCCCGCACCAGCCTGAAATTATCGCGGCGCAGGCACAGCACGCGGCGCGAAGCCGGTCGACCATCTACAGTGACGATGCCGCCGGCAGTACCGGCGAAGTAACCGGTGCCGCCGTTGAGGTGGTCTTTATGCAGCAATCCGTCCGGAACAACTACGTTTAAAGGTGTAAGGCGGCGTACAGAGGCGTAAAACAGCAGCCCATCGGAAATCAATAATTTCATGCTTTCATGCCGGCCAGGCAGTGGTGTTGATTAAGAAATAACCATGAGTAGCCCCATCGTATTCATGCAGGCCGCAATTGATAAACGTATCGCCGCTACCCACAAAACTATCCATACTGCTCCATTCGGCAACGGAGCGGAGGTCTTGGGCGCAGGCATACAGACCTGGGAACAAGCCGCGCATCGTGTAGCGACCGTTAATGTTCTCGTGGACGAAACATTGACTGATGGACAATCCGTTTGAGATCGCGTCCGGAAATATCTGGCCGGCATATGCGCCACAAAGGGACGATATCATCGAATCAAACCTACCCAAGGTCAGTGCATCAAAAGACTTGGCCAACATAAATGAGGTCGAACTATAGTTGCTGCCAATCATTCGAGGACCGTTGCTCTGGGTAGACATCTCATTATAATCGCCATCGCTACCGTAATACATGAGGCAGTTGCCGGTATCTCCTACCGCCAGACTGGGAAAATCGCCGAACCACAACATACGCGTCTTATATACCCCTTGCCACAGTAAGACAAATGCCCGGCTGTGGCCGATCAATATCCACTCCCGACGAGTCGTGTTCCATGCCTGATACTGTAATTTGTAGTTATTGTAAGCAGCTATTTTTTTTGCCTTATCCTCACTTTGATGCTCGATCAACATGGCGACTTCAGCATAGGTGTTGGCAGCATTGTCAACCTGTAGTGCGGTTTTGGTCGCTTTGGGGTCTTTGCTGCGGAAAACCGCCTTCATGCCGTTTTCGTACGGCATGTCCCAACCCAAGGCAGGCTGGCTGCCGTAACCCTCGACCAAACAGGCTTTGAGTACGGTTTTCAGACTGCCGGCGGTCTTGGTCAGCTGCGGTGCATTGGTGTCGGTGCTGCGGTACACAGTAACTGGTTTAAGCTCGGTTTGAATCATGGTTAAACTCCTGTTAAATACTGGTTAAATATCGACGGTGTTGCCACGCAGGCAGCCGGTAAAACCATCTTTGGTCTTTTGCGCGGTGGGCGACGGCTGTACGGCGCGCAGAATCCAAATCGGCCACGGTGTACCGAAAGTATTGAAGCGCACGCAGTTGCCGACCTGCCAGCCGCCACCGAAGGCGAATTTGGGCAGGGTGAAATACGGTTTGCCGGTGGCGGGGTTGATGGGAGCGAGATCGTTGAGTGTATCCCCCTGCAACACCAAACCCAAATGCTCGCCGTAAAGCTTGAACTGGCTGTCGCTGTCGAACAGGATGAGCCAGCGCTCGGTAATCGCACCCGCACTCACCAGCTTAATCGGATAATCCTTAACGTTGAGCTTAGCCAGAATCGGATCACTGTCGGCTTCATCGAGCCATTTCCTGCCCCACGACTGCATGGCGAAAGGGGCGGTATGGCGTACGAGCAGGTCGCCGGCCACCAATGCGGAAGACACATAAGTGCCCTCTTTGGGGTAGGCGCGGGCTACCTGAAACTGCAACTTGAGGCGGCCTGAAATATCCACATTGACCACGCGGTTTTCTTCTTCCTGCGCGGTGTGGGCGGTGAGCGGCATGGTGTGGCCGCTCAAATCCAGCGGGTCGGCCCATGTCAGTTTGCCCTGGCGCAGGTCGATGTCGTACTTGCCCGCATCCACATGTACCCCGGCGGCATCCACCACGCTGGCGCGGTCGATGTCGGCACGGCCGAGCGATATGGTTTGGCCGGCGGAATGCGCACTGCCCAAATCATGGCTGCGCTTGTTGCCGATCACAATCATGTCGCCGCGCCTAAAAATCGGCACTTTGCCGTCCGGCGGCAGGCGTACCGCATCAATACCGATGATGCTGCTGTCCAGCGGGATATAGGACTGCGATACCACGTTAAAACGCAGGCTTTCGGGGGCAAACACCTCGGCGCACGCCACCCGGAAAAACCCGGTCTCGGTGTCGATGTGGCCGGTAATCTCTCCGGTGATGCTCTCGTCGGCCTGTGAAGTGCCGGTGCGGGTGTGACCGGCAGCCTCGGCGTACACGGTGAAGCTCTGCGGTTTGACCGGGGCGGCGGGGGTGCGGCCGTAATACTGCTTGAGCCGCATATCGGCCAGGCTGTACACGCCCGCCTCGATAACCACATCGCCGGAAGCGCCGGCATCCTTAAATACCAACTCGCCGCTTAGGGCATCCAAATAACCCACCGCCTCACCGTTGCCGGTTTTGGGGTCGATGTTTTTGTACAGGGTGCCGTCGCGCTCGATTAAGCGGGTGCTGCCCAGGCGGAATACCCATGAGTTGAGCAGGCATTGGCGCGGCCACGGCTTGTTTTGCAACACATTGGCCGCCTGGCTGTTGTTGGACAAGGTCAGGGTCAGATGCCGGGTGGCCGCACCGGCGGCGATATAGGACACGGTGGCGGCAGAAACCGATGCGCTGTATTTGCGCTGCGGCCCGCCGTCGTCCACCACGCTGATACTGATGGGCGTGGCCTTGTTGTCGATTTGGTGGTCTTGGTAGCGGATATGCCGCGCATCCCGTGCCAGCGAGGCCAGCGGAATGCTAAACGTACCGGATACGTAGTTGATGGTAGCGCCGGGCAGCTTTTTGCCGTAGAGCACCAAGCCGCCGTTACCGTCATCGGAGATGGCGTGGGCGTAGGCTCGGCGGCTGGAATGGGTGCGCGTACCGCGGCGGGCAGACTGGCCGAAACCAGACACGGCCGACCAATCCCAATAAGACTTGCTCTCGCTCTCGGAAAACGTGGCTGTTACCTCAATCAGCACCGTGCCGGCCTGACAGGGACCGATGGTGCCGCCCACCAAGTCGGCATTGGTGGTGAGCGCCATCTGCTTGACCGTACGCTGCTCGGTGTAAACATCGGCGGTTACGCTGTAGGCGGCATTGGGGGCGTTTTGCAGGGTGATGATGCCCTGTGCATAATCCACCGCGCCCTGCACGTCGCCGCTCAACGCGCCGTTGCTGTCGGTAGCGCTCTTACTGCCGTTATGGCTCCACCCCAGGCGCAGGGTACCGGGCTTGATGTTTTGCAGGCCGTTGTCGGTGAGGCGGCTGGTGGGCTGCATCGGCGGCAGGGTAACAGTGTTGCCGGGCTCCTGCCCGTCAATAGCTTTAAAAGCATCCAAGGGCGACCAGGCAACTACAATTTTGCTGTCCACATCAGGCTGCGCAGGCAGCGAAATCAACACCGAACCGCTGCGCTCGACCCGGCCGCGCACAGTGCCGTCGGCATCGCGCAGCACATAATCGCCGTTATCGGTCAGGGTGTACCAGTTGCCGCCGCTGATAAAGGACACGGCAGTTGCGCCGGGGGCGGGTTTGGGACGCAGCAATGGAGCCCACTCCGTACCCTGATTGGTGTCGTCCACGTTGATGATGGCGGTATAGTTGGCGGCGCTGTAGCGGGCGGCCGGCACGGCCAATACCTCCAAATCAAAACCGCTGGCGGCGCGGATCACGCCTTTTTCATAATCCACTGCCAACACGTCACCGCTGTTGTCTTTTTTCAGGTGACCTTGGCCGTCGTCGGTGTAGCCGGGCAGCTCCACCGTGCCTGGCTGTACGGATGACTCCAGATAGATGTCGCCGCTGTAGCTGCCGGCAATCTTCGCCATACGGCGGCGCGGGGCGGTCGGAATCCACACCCCCGCCCCGGTGGGGAACTGGTCGGCAAAAGCGGTCTCGATGATGGAGGTCGGCACCAGCTTTTCGTAAATCTGGTCGACCTGAATCATGCCGGATTGGGCGGTAATCGGTGCGGCCAGCGGGCGCACGCCGTAATAGCTGGCGGTATCGGCCACCTGCGTTTCCAGCAGCTGGGAGGGCGGGTTGGCGTAGGTGGGCGAGGGATAGGCCACACCCGGGAAGTCGCGTACCAGCGCATCGGAAATCTCCATTTTGACCACGCGGCGTTGGAACTCTTTGCCCTCGGGGGTCTCGAATGTACGTACCTCGTGCTGCACGTCCATCACACGCATATATTGCTGGGCGGTGGCGGATTTGAGGCAGTAGCGTTGGCCGACCACGGGCAGGGTCTGCTCGGGGCGTTGGTAGGCCTGCACCATGCGGCTGCCGCGCAGCTGGTTGCCCATCAGGGTCATCGGACTCTCAATCGTCGGCACGCTGTAGGCCTCGATACGCGGCATGATTTCCTGCCGCTCCTCACCGTAATGCCCGGCGCGGGCGCACAGATAGGAGACGTTGTCGGCCTTGGGCGGCTGCGAAATGATGAAATGCGCGCCGTACAAGGGCTCGGCATCGTTGCGCAACACACCGGGGTAAATCAGGCGCGCATCCACGCTGCCTAAAGTGCGGTCGACATCGGACACCGGGGAGAACAGCTCGTTATCCGCGCCGGTGAGCGGCGTGCCGCGCATCAGGCCGCCGCCGTCCGGGGTGTCGGTCAGGCGTTCGGACGGGTAAATTTTGAGGTCTTGCTGGGTGAGGCGGGTAGTTTGCGGCATGGCATAAATCGGGATGGTTTACAGGTAGCCTGAATGATAAAAAACACCCCTCGAAGGGGTGTCGGTAAGCGGTTCAGCACGCAATTTAACCCGGGTTTAAATCAGGGTTAAACCGTCATCAGCAGAATGCCGAAGGTGTAGCGGTCGTCCTCGGCCTCGGGGGTGGCATAATGCACCGGCTCAGCCTGGCCGAATACTTTGTCGTGCAGCCGGAAAATCACGTTAAACGTGCGTCCGTCATAATGATGCAGGGTCAGCTGCAGGCCGGGGACGTCCGACCACTCGCGCAGGGTGCGCAGGGTGGCGAGCCCGTGCCACACCCACTCGCCTGCCAGACTGATGGGGCGGCCGGCCAGTTTGAGCCCTTGCTGCACCAGCACCGCGCCACCCAGGCTGTACACGGGTGCGGTCTGCGCCACCGCCGACCACTCGAACTCATCCGTCCAGCGCATATCCTGCGGCAGCTCTACCGCCGCGCCGTTATCTTGGCGTACTAATTTCCACGTACTCATTTATTGGCTCCTTTTGATTTCGTCCTGCAGCTGTTGCAACAGGGTTTTTATGGCTTTATCCACCAGCACGTCGTCGCGGCCGCGCAGGGCATCGGCCAGCTGCCGTGCCGCTTCCTGCGTACCGTCGAGCGACACGCGGGCTTCACCGATCTGTAACACCTGCTGCTGCACCGGTGCGGCAGGCGCAGCTTTGGCCTCTTCTTTGGCTGCCGCCTCTTCGGCCTTGCGGATGCGCTCGACCTCGGCCTGTTGCTGTTTGGCCTGATACAGGCGCTCCTGCAGCTCTACCGCCTGACGGTATTCGGCCACCGCCTTGCTGTTTTGCGCGCGCTCGGCCTCCGCCAGTTTGAGGTTAAGTTCGCGCAGTTTGTTTTCCTGCTCCAGTTCGGCCTTTTTGGAGGTGTCACCGGAGAGTTCGGCCAGCTCGGCTTCGAGCGCGGCACGGGTGGATGCTGCCTCGTCCTGCAAAGCCTGTATCTTGTCGCGCGCCTTGTCGATGGCGCTGTTGAGCCCGGACAGGGTGGTGTTGTCCAGTTTGGCAAATTCGCCGGCGGCATGGCCGGTGGCCACCGACAAATCCTCCAAGGTAACCGTGCCCGCCTCGACCTTGGCGTTGAGCTGTTCGGTCATCGCCTTGGCACCACGCAGCGACTGCTCGTAATCTTTGATCATGGCAATGCGCTGCCGCCATGCGGCATTGGCACCAGCAAACGGCTGGATGGCCGCGCCGCGTACCTCTTTGAGCGCATCGCGCAGCTTCTGCGCCGATTCGGCGGTGTGCAGGTTGGCGGATAGGATGTCAAAAGTAACCGCCTTGTAGGTTTTAAGGCCGCCTGAAGCCTGTTGTGCCGCTTGGGCGGTGCTACTCATGGCCTCGGACTGTTGTTTGGCCGCAGCGGCGCTGCGGTTGATGGCCGAGGTTTGGCGGTTGGCAGACGACTCCACTGTCTGCGCCAGCTGAAGCGAAGTCTTGCCGGTGTTGTCCATCTCCAAGCGGTAGCCGTAGAGGGCGGCATTGCTGCGCACCCAAGCCGCCATCTGCGCGTCGCCGGAAGCCAGTGCGGCATCGGCGGCGCGCTTGAATGCGTTGTTGAGCGTTTCGGTGCTGGCTTGGCCGCTGGCCTTGGCCGTCTCAAAGGCGGACTGCATATTGCGCGCGGCCAGTGTGAGCGACTCCTTGGTTTGGATACCCAAGCGCTTAAAGGCAGCAGTTACGGGGTCAACCGTACCTTTGATCTCCTGCAAACGCAGGTCGGCATCGATGATGCCCTGTTCGACCTCCTGCATGGAGAGCCGCCCCTCTTGGCCGAGTCGGGCGAACTGCTGCTTGACCGCCTGCAAGTCGGCTTCGTTAGCAGCAGTCTTGAGCATGCCGGACATCGCCTGGCGCACCAGCGAGGCGGCATTGATGCCGCTCTCCTGCATCTCCTGCCAGCCGCCGCGCAGCTTGTCCAAATTGCCGAGCATCGACTGCATGGCCGGAGTCGGCTCGCTCATCGCGGCACGCAAATCCAAACCCAAGCCGCTGGCCGCGCCTTTGGCATCGGCTAAGGCTTTGGATACTTGGCCGACATCCTGTGCGGTGGTTTGCGCAGCCAAACCGGCATCGCGCAGCGGTGCGGTGATTTTGGCCGCCACTTCGGTTTCGCCACCGATATTCACAAAGGCTTTTAGCCATTCGTCTTCCGCCTTCTGCGCGGCCGCGGCGGCTGCCCCGGCGGCACGGTTGGCTTCCTGCGCCTGTTTGGTTGCCATCTGCTCGGCAGCGGTGCCGATGGCGGCATTAGCCTTATCCTGCGCCGAGCGCGCATCCTCTGCGGCTTTGATGGCGGCATCAGCGGCAGATTGGTAGGCTGCCCGTGCCTCTTGCTCCAGCCGCTGATAGCGGTCTTGTTCGGTTTCCGCACCCTTGCGGATGGCTTCGGCGGTCTTGGACTCAAACTCCATCGCCGCCTGTTCGGCTGCGGCATAGTGTTTTTCGGCGGCGGCCGTCATCTCTTCGGCGGCGCGTTTGTACTGTTCGGACACGTCGCCGGTGGTGATTTTGGACAGAGCCTCGCTGATTAAGGCCGCGCCCTGAATTGCCGCCCCCGCCATCAGGTCGATACCGATGCCGATGGCGCTGATGCCGTCGCGCAACGTACCCAAGGCGATATTGATACTGTTGATTAGGCCTTTGATAAAGTCGAAATCCTCGGCACTGTTACCGGCCAAGGTAGAGATACCGCCGCCGATGCTGTTGATGACATCCAGCACGTTGTCTAATAAATCATAGACGGCGACCGCGCCCTCTTTGATGGCATCGTAGGCGGAAACAAAGGTGTCTTTCAGGCCGCCGGATACGGTGGCATCCATGCCGTTGATGCGCTCTTCCAACCAGTCCAGCATTTCGCCGACGTCTTGCAGCACCGCAATAGCGGCTTCGGCCACGCCGCCTTCGCCGAAGCCGTTGAGCAGTTCGGCGAAGCGGTTTTTAAGCAGGTTGATTTGGCCGTTGAGCGTTTCCACATTGCGGGCGGCATCGGCGGCAAACGCCTGCTCCAAGGCTGCGCCGAATTTGGGCAGGAACTCTTCGGCACTGATGCCGGATTCGACCATTTTTTCCAGCTCGGCGGTGGTGACGCCCATTGATTTGGCGGCAATCGCCATTGCCGGAGAGAGCCGCTCGCCCAACTGGCCGCGCAGCTCTTCCATGCTGACTTTGCCCTTACCTGCAATCTGGGAGAGTGCCAAGAACACGCCGTTGGCCTCATCGGCGGACAGGTTCATGGCGGCCACGGCATTGGCCACGCCGCTGAAAATCTGCTGGGTTTGCGCGTGGCTGATGTTGAGGTCTTTGGTAGCGGCGGCCAGTTGGGCGTAGCCGTTGGCGGCGCTGACCATATCCAAGCCCAGGCGCTCGACCACGCCGCGCACAAAGTCCAGCTGTTTGCCGCCCTCTTCGGCACCGCCGAAAGCATAGTCCAGGCGCTTGCGGATTTGCTGGAACTCTTGGGTCTTATCCAAAATCGCCTGCACGCCCTCTTTGACTGCGTACAACCCGCCACCAACCCCGGCGGCGGCCAGCCCGGCCGTACCCAGGCCTTTGAGTGAGGAGGCAATCGGACTCATCTTGCCGGGCACACCGTCCAGCTCGGCCTTGAGTTCGCGCAGCCGGGCCTTGTACAGCTCGGTGGCGCGGGCGAGCTGCTGCTTGGTTAGGGTGCCGCTGCTGCGCAGGGTACGGTAGGCGGCGGTGGTGGCGGTAATCTCGCGGCGTACCCGGTCGTCCACATCCAATCCCAGCCGTACGCGGGCGGCAGCCGTCGACTTGAGGCGCTGCGCCTCGACAGTTAATCCGTGCAGTTTGGCTTCGGCGGCTTTGGCAGCCTCACCCAAGCGCGCCTGCTCTTGGTGCAGGTTACTGGTTGGCAGCTCGGCGGCGCGCATCTCGTTGCGCACCCTTTGCAAACTCTGCTGCAACTCCGATTGTTTATCCTTGAGCCGCGCGGCCTTTTGCGTGGCCGCATCAAACTGTCGGCGTAATGCCGCCGACGGGTCGGCCTGCATCCGCTGCGCCAGCGTATTGATGTTTGCCTGCGTAGCGGCCAGCTCGTCAGCCAAACCGCGCGATTCGGTTTTGAGCTCGCGGAAACGGGCAATCAATGCCTGTTGCGCCGCCACCCGCTGCCACGCCTCGCCCAAAGATTTACTCTGTTCGCGCAGCTGGGCGGTGTCGCCGCCCATCGCTTCGATTTCATCGGCCAATTGGCGCAGGGTTTCCGCACCTTCCACGCCAGCCTTGATTTTTAAGCCTGCTTCGATCTGTTTTGCCATTTTTTGCTCGCACTTGTCGCCATGATGGCGCAGTATGGGTTTCAGGTAGCCTACGGGTGGCGGTAAGCGCTTCAGCACCTATGGCGCCCGTAAAAAAAGGCGGCCGGGAAGGCCGCCGAAGTCTCGGAGTATTGCAGAGGTAGGGATAGAGGTTAGTTAAATTCGCTGTAGCTGTAGGAGGATGGATAACCGGCCACCAGCACCGTGTTGCCGGAAAAGCTGGCGCTGTTAAAGTCGTCGGCAAACCAATCCAGCTCGGAATCGGAGGCAATCACGGCAGACGGGATGTGCAGCTTGCCCTCTTTGCCGTTCACACGGTTGGTGGTGTCGACCATGATTTCCAAATCCCAGTCGCTCACCTTGTCGGCATCAATGTGGAAACCGCCACCCGCCTTAGTGGTGTGGGTAATTTTGACCTCTTCGCCGTCCTGCACGGTGGTGCAAGACTCTTTGACCAGTACCAGGCCGATATTGGCGTTGAGTTCGTAGTCGGCTTCGTCCACCTTGGTGCCGGCGGCGTTTTTGACAATAACCTTGGTCGGGTCGAGGTTGGCGTGGCCGAGGCTGATCCAAATGCCTTTTTTGGTAACGGTGACCGGCTGGTCGGTGGTTTTGACCGCAGAGGCATCCACTACGCTGTCGGCACCCATCAGCACCATTGCCAAATTGGTCTTGTCGAAAGTATCCAGGGTAAAGGACACGGTGGTCGGTTTTTTAATGGTGATGGTATCCAGCGCCTGGCCGTAGCTGCCTTTCTGCTTGCTGGTACGGGTTTTCTTTTCGCTCTCGGTCTTGAGTTTGAGGGCGGTAACGTTGCCGATGGGCAAAAAGCCGGTATCGGGCAGGCGGCGGTTGCGCGCCATCACGGTGCCTTCGACAATCAGGCCGTCGTCTTGTAAACGGGACATTTATTGCTCCTTTAAACGTGGGTTAAACGGGGGTTAATCGGCCTTGGCGCGCAGCACCACGGGCACGGTAAAACTGATCGGGAAAAACACAAACTTGTCGTTGTATTCGATAGCGGGCGAAGCGGTACGCTGAAACGGCCCGGCCACATATTCGCGCCCGGCATCCCACCCCTGAAACGCCTGCTGGATAGCGGCCAGCGTTTGCCCGGCCTCATACAGGATAGGTTTTTCGCCCGGGTTATGGCGGCACAGGACAAAAGTAAAGTACAGGGTTTCCTTCATCATGCGCCCGCCGCCGGCGGAATCGTCGGGGCTGTTGCCGCCGAATACCACATACACCGCGCCGTCCACCGCAGCCGCCATGCGGCGCTTGTCGGCAGTATTGAGCAGGTGGTTGAGGTCGCCCACCTCGCGTACCGACTTCACGCCGGGTACGGTTTTCATGCGCTCCAATATGTGCGGGTACACCGCCAGCAGGTTGCTGTGCATTGGCAAATCGGCCATTACGCCTCCTCAATCAGGCCGTTGAGCCAATCGGCCAACAGCTCGTCAATATCGCGGTAGTCCTTATCGGACAAACCCAAAAACGGGCGGGCTTCCATACGCTGCGTACCTTCCTGCAGCCAGCGGGCGTAGAGCATGACCGAGCCGATAATCACGCTGTCGGCCGCCGCCTCGTGGGTGATGCTCTTGAGCAGGTTGCCACGGTCTACCAAGATGCCGCCGCGCGTTTTACCGCTGCGGCTGGTTTTGGCGGCGATAGTTCGGGCAGACAGGGGCTTCCACGGGTCGCCTTCCGGCGTGGTTTTTTCCTCGGCGATACGGCGGCGGGTGCTGCCCTCCACCAAACCGCCGATGGACGACATGACCGGGGTCAAATCCTGCAACCGTCCCGCCAGCCGGGTCAGCTGCTTGGCTAAGGGCGGCAGGTCGGTTTGGATTATCATCTGCATCTAGGTGCAATCTCCCAGTTGTCTTCGGGCACGTTGGGACGGACGGCACAAGCCGATGGCTTGGCATCGGCCACCACTGCATCAGGGTCGAGCAGGCGCGGATTGCGTACCACATCACGCAACCAGGCAATCGCCTGCTTGTAGCGGTCTAAAACCACCTGTGTTTCGCCGTTGTCGTGCAGGTAGTAGCGGGCGATGTCGCACACTTTGATCACCAGCACCTTGGGTGGCGAGGGCAGCACCAGCCCGGCGGCTTGGATGTAGGCCGCCGTTTCGGCTTCGGCGTCTTCGATGGCGCGGTTGAGCACCTCGTCATCGATAACGCCCCTGCCTTCACGGTCGGTCAAAACCACCAATTCGCCCTCGCCGAAGCGGTCGATGAGGTCTTGTCGGGTAATGATGCGGCTCATTTTTCAGGTAGCCTTAAACGGTTAATGTAGCCACCAGCTCGGGGCGCAATACCAGCGGCAGCGGGTTGGATTGAGCGCGCAGGCTCCAGCCCATGTCGTGCGGCAGTTTTTCGCGGGTGGCGTAGTACGGCAGAGCGCGAGTGTTCACAGTCTCGTTCATATCAGCCGGAGCGAAATACTCGGCATAGAGCTTGTTGCCTACCGGCAGCAGGATGGCCTCTTCCGGTTTGATTTTGGCCGCTTTGCCGCCGAAATCGCCGGTGTAGTGGATAAACTTGATGCCGTCGTGCTCAAACTCGATGGGGTTGATGCCGTTGCCTTCGCGATAGGCGGCGCCGTCGCGGTAACGCTCGTACATGTGCTTGATGGATTCGTGGTATTTCAACGCGGCCAAGAAATCAATGCCGCAAAGAGCCACCCAGCCCGTCACATAGGCACCTTTGAGTTTGGCGCGCTGCTCGGCCAGCGTTTTGTCGATAACTGCACCCACTTCGGTGGTATTGGTATCCAAAGCCCAGTCGTAGGTTTTACGGGTCAGGCCGAACTCGTTGTAGATGTTGTACAACTCGCTGCCATCAGCATCCAAAATCTTGCCGCACAAAGCACCCAGCATCAGGTGTTCGCGGGTCATTTCGAGGTTGTTTTTGGCATCGGCCAGCTTGTCGGTTACCTTTTCCTGCACCGTCTCGGCCTGGGTAGTACCGAAGGCGCGTACGTTCTGCACGTCATCTGCACGCACCACGTCGTTAATCGGTAGGTGCGGGATATTGAAAGTGCGGATGGTGCGGGGCTTGTCGGCCACTGGTGCGCCGGCTTTGCCGCGCTCTTGGCTCTGCACCAGTCGCAGGGTGCCGTTACGGTTTTCGACATCCACATAAGTGGTGGTCAGGTATTGTGGGGTAAAAATACCCAAATCGCGGATTTGCGTCGGATTCGGATCAACCGTGTTAATGGCGGCGGTCAGCGCTTTGATGCCGAACTTGCTGTTATCGGACAATGGCATGGGATATTCCTTTGCTTAATGGATAGTGGGGTGCAGGCGGCGGATACAGCGCCGCCGTGCGCATTTCAGGCAACCTTTTTCAGGTAGCCTTATTTAGCCGGAGTGCCTTGGTAGACGATGCCGTAGGGGTCGCCGTCTTTCTGCAGGCCTTCGAGGTTGCCGCCGGTGGAGGCTGCGGCATTGACATCGGTCTCTTTGACCAGAGTCAGGTCAATTACGCAGTTATGCGGCTGCACCTGCACTTTGCCGTCCTCTTCGTTGGTTAATGCCAACAGTTTCTTGCCGCGCAGCGGGTATTCGACAAACGTGCCCATCTTGGTGCCTTTGGTAGCGGGCACACTCGCGCGGGTCAGCGGGGTGGCTTCGTATTTCAAGAAAGAGCCGGTTACCGGGCCCAGGGTTTGCGGATTGGTTTTTTCAGACATATTGGCCTCCAAAAGAGCCTTTGCTGGTGGCGACGGACAGTTTCACGCCGTCGGGGGCGTCCTGCTCGGCAGGCGGCTTGGTATCCGACAACAGCGCGGCAGGCGGGGTTTGCTTGCCTTCGGCCTGTGGCGGATGCAGATCGGCCACCATTGCGGCCAAATCATCGTCACCGGCAGACAGCAGCGCGGTATAGGTGGCGGCGGATACACCTACGAAGCCCTCACCGTCCGCTTTTTCGGCAAAGCCGGCGGCGGATAATTTGGCGTTTACCTGCGCCTTACGTTTGGACTTTTTCAAATCGGCGTTTTCCTGTTTCAGGGTTTCGACTTCCTGTTTGAGTTCGTCAAACGCCTTTTGCTCTTCAGCATTCATGCTCAACTCCTGGGGTTGGTTGGGGGTGTAATCAAATGGCTTGCCGTTGCTCAAAGCCACGGCGGATGTGTTGCCGTCCACACCGACAGGCGTAAACGACACTTCGCGGATGGTGCAGTCGCGCATAATCAGCGCGGGCCCGGCCACCTCGTGTCCGTTGACCGACAGCTTGGCACCGGCGGCCAGCTCCTCATAGCGCGCGGCCTGCACGTACGCAGACATTTCCCAAGGGAATTCCCGGTCGGAGGCATCGGCCACCATGTTGCCGTACTCGTTGTCCAGCAGCTCGCCTTCGGCAATCAGGCCTTCGGCGGTCACGCTCAAGGTGCAGACACCGGCCACCATGTGGCCGTTGTGCTCCACCAGTACGGCAGTTTTGGGCTTGTAGGTCAGGTTGGCGAAATCAACCGCCATCTGATAAGAGCCGTTGCCAAATGCACGGCCGGAGTTGGCCACGCCCTTAAAGCGGCGCGGCTGGTCTGCGGTCGGCTGCAAAAACTCGGTATCGATGCCGGCGGATAATTTGATAGTGAGTGGGGTTTTGGTATCCATTGCCGCATTGTGCCTGCGCACATGGGCAGGGGCGGCTTGCCACGGTTCAGTGCCTAAGATTTAGGCTTGAAATTACAAAACCGCCAAAAACGCGATTTAAAGCGTTTTGACGGCTTAGGGTAGGCTAGGGTATAGGCGGCGCGTTTGTCGCAATCCTACCCCTGTTAAACCCCTGTTAACGGCGATTTTGGAGATTGAGTCTCAGAGTGCGGAAACGGTTTGAGCGAAATGGGTGGGATCGTGAGAGAGAACCGGATGGTTCAGAGATGACAAAACCCGCCAGTTGCAGGCGGGCTTGAATTGGTATTTTAAGCAGCTTCGTCTTCTGTGCTTGTGCCGCTTGCTTCGGCGGCTCTCATAGCACGAAGTTTTTCACCAATTGTCGGCTGCCCTTCTTTTAGGCGCAAATAGCGCTCATTGATTTCAGCCTGCTCGCGGGAATATTCTTCCCAATTACGCAGGGCTTCCGCAACCATGGCGTCTTTGCGGATATAAGACGGCTCGTGGTATGACATGACAGTTATCCTAAACTAAGTTGCATTATTTTGCTCTCATTATGCACCGTTCCTTCCACCTCTTCAATAGTAATGCGGTGAGTATTACCCTGTTTTGTATGTTCTACTACACGATACACCGCTTGGCGAGGCAGTAACACCTCAACTTCCTGCTTGCCGAATTGAGATAAGGCGCTGATGTCTACACCGCTGCGTCCTCGGATGGTCAGCACCACATCTTCGCTGCCAGATAACATACGGCCGTCACGGCTTGAGCTGGTAAAGTTGCTATAACGCACCAAATTGCCAGTTCGATGTGCCTGCAAAAATGCTTCTGCATCCGGCATCCCACTCCTAAACAGACGGCGTATGGTCGTTCCTTGATACGTTGACGCACGACTCAAGAATTGATCTAGAGCACGCACCAGTTGTAGGCTGCCTGCATCCAATTTCGATAAATCGCCCTTGCTGGCAATCAATTTCGGGTTAATGGCACGATAACCTTCATTGGTCGTATAGATAAAGGCTGCCTGTTTATCAGCAATATCTGCCTCTCCGAAATCAGCTTTGCGTAGGAAAGGCATTTTTTCTTTCCACTCCTTCTGCGTTATATCGGACTGTATGATTATCCTGCCTAGATCTTTTATCTCATCCGCTTTAAGCTTGGTGAGCTGTTTTGCTGAAATAGGATTGATTTGGACGCCTGCCTTCGTATATTCAAGAAGGTAATGCTGCCCATCCTGTTCCACCCATTCAACCGACCCGGCCTTCCCGACCGGCAATACGCCGATTTGGTGCCCACGCCCGGCATATTGGTACACAAAGCCCTGCGGATCGGGCAGCCCGGCATCAGACAACACAGTCAATGGTGGAGGCGCACCGAAGAAATTGGAGCGCTCCAACCGTTCGGCCACATGGTCATCAGCGGCCTCAATCAGTTTTGCTAAGGCGGCCTTACCGTGTTTATCCGCCATCAGCGCCTGTAGTGCGCCCAAGCGGTCGCCGTGGTTATGCGCGAAGCTGGGCGTGATGTCGGCAGGGATCAGTACCGTTTGCCCAGTGCGCGGGTTGGTAAACTCAACCATGTCCACATCCGGCTCGCCACTGATACCTTCGCGCTCGGCCTGTTTGCGGGAGAGCTGGCTCACGCTGCACTGGCAGCCGTAGCCGTTGGGCGGAAAAATCTGCTTCCAGATCGGGTGCTCCACCGGCAGCACCAAGCCGTAGTAGCGGCGGTGGCTGTCGCGCGGCTGCCCGGCGGCGCTCTTGTTGTAGCGCAGGTAGGGCAAGGCCTTTTGGTTGCTTTGAATGCGCGCCCATTGCCCGGCCGCGAAGGCGGTGGCCATATTGGTCTGAAAAATCACACGCAGGCGGCGGGTGCTGCCCAACTGTACCAACTTAGCCACCCCGTCCACGGGGTCGGTTATCACTTGCTCGCCCCACCAGCCGCGGCTCATCAAATAGGGTTTTAAACGCTGTTTAAACACCTCAAACGAGGTGCCGTTGCGCTGTGCGTTTTCAACGGCATCTTTGACTTCTGCGAGCATATCGGCATCCATCATCTTGGCCACGGTAAACGCCACCGCGTGCTGGTACAGCCACACATCATAGTGGCTGTAGCTGGGCAGCAGTTTTTTGCTACGCAGGAACTCCAAGGCAGCGCGGTCAATTAAGCCCGTCGGGTTAAATACCAGGTCACTCATCGGTCACTCCCATGTGGCTGTCCGCGCCGTCGCTCCACGAGCGCACGCCGTCGGCCACCAGCCGCTGGATGAGCAGGTTGTCGGCCTCATCCAAATCCAAGCCGGACAGTCGCTCCTCAAACGCGGCGTAATCCTTGCTCTCGGCCAAGGCGGATAGGATGGCATCAACTTTGGGGCGCATGATGGTGTGCTCCACTGTATCAGGCGCAGGCAGCTGCGACGCACTTAGGCGCACAGCCAGTTTGGCACCAGCAGGCTGGCCGATTTGCGGTGCGGGGTCGACCAGCTCGAAATGCCCGGGCTCGAAACCCAAGATATCCTTGTAGTAATCTTCAGTCAGGCGCAGGCGGCCACTGTCCAAATACTGCTTGTCGCGCTCGGCGCGCTGTACGTCTACCTGCACCTGCCGATTGAATTCAAACCACACGCCTTTCGGTGCGTTAATGGTCTTGCCGTACACGGCATTGACCATAACCAGCGCGTCCACCAGATGCTGTGCCGCCTGCTCGAGCAGGCCGAGATAAGAGTCGATGCGGTCGCCGCGCGCCTTCTCTTCGGTTTCCTGGGCGGCGCGGCTGCCGGTTTCGAGGTCGGCAGTGCGCACCTTGCCAAGCAGCACTTTCTGGATGCGGGCATTGGCAAGGTTTTCTAAGCGTTTGAAGGCTTGGCCGTCGGCGCTGTTTTGCAGCATCTCCACGCTGTCTTCGCGGTCTACCGACATCGCGCCGCCGGAAAGCATGGTGAACAGTTTGTCGGTAAAGCCCCGATGGCGGTCGTTGCTGCCGTCGGCATTAATTTTGCCAACCAGATAAGGCTGGGCGTAGCGCTTGATAAACTGTGCGGCGTACACAAAACCACGGCTGCGCAGCGATACGGCAGGATAGAGCCTTGCCGCCGCCATCTCGCCTGCGGGGTTGCGCGTGGTGGCGCGGTTGGTCAGCAGCAAATGCAGTACACGGGTGTCTACCAGCTCGTCGCCGCTGTCGCCTTTGTACAGCAACGTGCCGTCATAACGCGGGGTATATCTGTCCAGTTCATCGCCCTTGTTGCTCACCCGGTCAATGCTTAAAAAGCCGTCTTCTTCACGCAGATACACATAACGCGCCACACCGTAACCGCTCAATTTGGCTGTCAGTACCACCTCGGCCAACACCGGCAGATAACGGCGCACGACGCGCCACAGGCGGTCGCGGTCTTCGTCGGACAAACCCTCGCCATATATCCTCCACGGCCGCGCCAGCATGGCGGCGCGCAGGTCTTCGCAACAAGCCTCCACCTCATCATCGGAGATAACCGCCTGCAAGGCCTGCTGGCGGCTGATGCCCAACCGGGCCAGCAGCTGGCTGTTGCTCTCGCAGCTGGCGATCAGCTCGTCCAGGCCGCCTTCGGTGGCGTCGGTCAGGACTTTTACCGTGGTTTTAATGCGTTGTGATTTAATCAGGCCAAACACTGCCCTCTCCCTTCATTCGGTAGCCGCCACGTCAGGCGGGCGGCGTTGTATTCGATTTCTCCGGCGGTCAACATGGCGTCCAAGGTAGCGCGCACCGCCGAATAGCGCTCCAAGCTGTAGCCCAGCCCGTGGCAAATCAGCATGGCGGTACACTCTTTACGGTAGAGCATGTGTTGCAGGATTTTGTCGCGCAGCAGCTGATCCATAACATCCTCCTACCATCCGTCCGCCCACGACTCGTCGCCGTATTGCGGCAGATGAATCACCTGCGCCGCATTGCTGCGGTTGCCGGTGGTGGCCACCATCCACAGCATATGCAGTGCATCGGGGCCGTCATCGTGTTCCGCATCCGGGAAATGCCGTAGCTGCTCAATCAGCTCGCGCTGCTCCTGCCGAAACTTAATCAGGCCGTTGGCCATGTGCGGCTGCAGGCTCTCGATACGCAGCGCTTTGTCGCTGTTGGGCTTGATGCCGCGCGCGGGCACGGTGTAGCCGGCACGGGCGGAGCGTTTGACCAACTCGTCCTTGAAAAACTCTTGGAATTGCACGGTCTCCACCGCCCACACTTGGCAGTGGTACTCTTTTTGCAGGGCGATCACCTGCTCGATAATCAGGTCGGGCACACGGCGGCGGATATTGGCTACCTGCACAAACAATGTGCCGGTGCTTTGCTGGTATGCACCAACCAAGATAGCCGACGGGTCGCGGCTGCGGCTGCTCTTACCCAAAGACGGGTCGACCGCGCCGTAGTACACCACGTCCGGCGGCAAGTCTTTGTCTAGGTAGTAGCAGTGGTCGACCAAGTCGGCAAAGGGCGAATCCTCGCCGCTGGCCGGGTCGTTTTGATATTCGCAGGCAAACGCCTGGCTGCCGATTTTGGCGCGCTCGATCATCAAATCAAGGATGCCGCGCGCCGCCCACGAGGTCTGCGCCCCGGCCTCCATCTCGGCCTGATGGGCGCGGTAAAATGCCATCGCCTCATCGCGGCCGTGGGTTTTCCAGCGGATTTCCCACTCCTCCCACAAATCCATGCGTTCCGGCCATGTTTTGATAGCCTTAAAAATGCGGCCGTGCCAGAACTTATTGCGCAGGGTCTGTGCCAGTACGCTGTCGTAATGCAGGATGGTGCCGATGTAGATGATGTCGTACTTCTTGCCCACCCCGCCTAACGGGGTGATGGTTTTTTGCAGCCAAGACAGCAGCTTCTTGCGCTGCTCGGGGTTTTGCACCTGCTCGTCGTTTTCAATATCGTCGAGGATACAGAGGTCGGGGCGGTAGGGGCCGTGGCGCATACCGCGCAAGCGTTTGCCGCTACCGGCCACCTGCACTTTGACGTTGTTGGCGGTCACAATCGTGCCGGCCTGCCACACCCGCCCCTGCCCGGCGGCTGCCGGGAAATCGGTTGCGATGCGCGGGTTAAACTCCAGCTCGGCCTTGATGGTCTCCAACATAGGGTAGGACTGGTCGATACTGTCCATCACGATAACGGCAAATTTGGTCTGTCCGGTAACGATGCGCCACAAGGTATAGAGCTGGGTCACAATGGTAGATTTAGCTTCGCCGCGCGGCGCGGCAACAGCTTCCGAGCAACGCTCCGGGTTGGCTGCCACCGCAGGCAGCAGCTCGAACAGGTATTCGTGTAGCTCGGATTTGGTTTTGTGCTGGATATAGTGCGGGAAATAATGGGTGACAAAATACTCAAAGCCGATCTTCGGATCAGACACCGCCTTGCGGCGCGCCAAAATGTCCTCGGTCTTGGTCGAAAAGCCGTCCACCTCCGCCTCAATCATGCGGCGCAACTGGGCGGCGTATTCGGCTAGTTCCCGGTGGAAGTCCTTGGCCTTCATGTTAAATTGCGGTTTCATAGGCTACTCCGTCAGGCAAAACGCCGCTCTAGTTCGGGAGCAAACTCTTCAATCAGCTCGATAAAGTCCATCGCCACTGCCGGGCGTTTTTCGCGCACAAAATCGCCGAAGGCGCGTACGGTTTCCATCGCCACCGCCAGCCGGTTGGTTTCGGGCAATACCTTGGTACTGGCGGCAACTGCCTTGTTAAAGGCATCGGCCAGTTTGGTTAGTGTCTCTACCTTGCTCTCGGGAGTCTTATCCTCGTTGAGGTTGATTTCCTCCACTACCTTTTGATATTGCAGAAGCAGCCCGGTAAAGATGGCGCGGCTCACTTCTTCCGCGCCGCCGGATGCCATCACGTGGGCGGCCTTGACCTTGTCCCAATCGTCGCCCTTAGCTTTGTCGGCCTGCTTCCATTTGCGCGCAGTGGCCACGGGCACGTCGGCCTGCAGCGCGGCCAGTTCCAAACTCAACTGGTCGAATACATACAGGCGGCGTACCTTGTCGCGGGTTTCTTGGGGTCTGGCCATAGCTTAAATTCCGAATTTAGCGCGTAGGAATTGGATGGTGACGGCGGTAATGCCGCCGGATACGGCACCGGTTACCGCCGACGTGCGGCGGCAATCGCGGTGGATGCCATCCAGGCGGCGGTTCATTTCTTCCTGCATTTGGATGGTGAGTTCCTGTTTGGCGCTGATTTCTTCCAGTTTCGCCAACACCGGATCTTGGTAGGGGTGGTTCATTTGTCGGCCTTTCGGTCCAGTTTGTCGTTGACCTCTTTGAGGTCGCTTTTGATTTCGCGTAGCAATTCCAACACTTCGCCCTTGTGTTCGCGGGCTTCTAGCTTGGTTTGATAGGCTTTTTCCACCTCGTGCAGGCGTTCACGCAGGGCGAGGTTGTCGGTCTGGACGGCATCAAACTTGCCGTCCACTTTGCCGATGTAGCGCCACAGCACCGTCATCACGATGCCGACGGCACCCTGAAACACATAATCGATGGTTAAAAATTCAGCGGCCATCATCGTCTCCGTCAAATACCACGCAGCAATCGATGCCCTCATCGGTGCGGCTGCTCACATGCAGGCACGGGCGCTTGTCCTGCACATCAAATTCCACGTCTCCGCATTCGGCCAGCGCGGCCTTGACCGCCTGATACTGCTCTTTGAGCGGGATGCGACTGGGCAGCACGGTAAACACCACGCCGAAATTAGGCGTCATCCCCATACGATAGTCCCAGCTGCCGGCCGACAACTTGCGCTCCACCGCCAGTACAAACGGCTCCTGCTCGCGGGCACGGGCAAGCCGCATCTCCATACCGGCGTGGCACACCGCCAAGCGGTGTTGCACCAATTCGCGGTATCTACTCACGATGCGCCCCTTGTCCGTTGCGGTACCACTGCTGCCAGCCGGAGGCCTGCGCATCGCGCTTGCTGCACCATGCGCCGTACTCGGCGGCGTGGTTGAGCAGTGCCTCGGGGCTACCTGAAGCGGGCGGCGCTGGGCGTTCGTACTCTGCCAACAGTTCCGCCGGAGCAGGCGGCAGGGTGGGCTTTTCGACCACTTTAATCGGCGGCGTAGCCGAGGGCTTGGCGGTAGAGCCGCAGGCCGTCAGCGCCAAGGCCGCTATGGCAGCCGCCAGTGCTCTTTTGGTCGCGTGCAATCGCATGGGGTATCTCCTGTTTGATATGGGTGGTTTTGCTATCCAGGCGGCGGTTGGCAGCGGCCAACTTGACCGTTTGTTCCTGGGCGTAATCAAACCAGCGTTGTTTTTCAGCGGCCACGGCGGCCAGTTGGGCGCTGTAGGCCTGTTCGGCCTTGAGCTGCGCCTCCTTGTACTCCGCCGCTACCTTGGCAGCTTCCGCCACGGCTTTGGTGTCGCGGTTTTGATAGCCTGCGCGGTAGCTCATTGCAGCTAATGCGAGCAGGGCAAGTATCGGCAACAGCCGTTTAAACAGGTTGTAACAGCCGGTTAAAAACGGTTTATTCAGCAGCATCATCGGGATCATTTGCATCCTCTTTTCTGATAGCAGCAACCTGCGGGATGATGGAAAGGCCGCGCTTGCCTAAGGCATAACCGCCGACCACAACCCCGAAGCACCACCACATCCATTCCACCGGCTCGATAGCCGTTAAAAACTTGTAGGTCATGGAGCCGAAGGCCACATTAGCCCAAATCTTGGTATGGGATGCCTGACCGGTAGCGGGGTTGGTAAACATACCGGCCAGCCAGTTTTTAATGCCGTTCATCGCTTAGCCTTTCTGCGGTTGCGTGCCTTGCGGGCGGCACGTTTGCCCGCAGCCGTGCCGGTGTGGTGCCAGCGGGCAGGCGGGATACCGTCGAACTGCACGGCGCGCGGGCGCGGCAGGTTGTACAGGCTGTTGCCGGCAGGCAGGCTGCCCAGTGCCAGTGCAATCAAGGTTTTTTCGATGCCGCTCATGGCTTTGCGGATGCCGCTCATTTCGCCACCTCCGCCAACACCTCGGCCACGGCTTTGGCTACCAGCCATTTTTTATCCTGCCAAACCGCCAATTCAGCGGGGTTGCTGATAAAAAACAGCTCCAAGATGATGCCGCCGTTGCGCACGTAGCCTAAGCGGCTATGCTGGCCGCTGCCCTCGTTTTTCCAGCCGCCGTCCGTACCGCGCGTGGGGATGCCCATCACATCGGACACCGCTTTGCACAAGCGTTGGCTCAAAGCGCGGTCTTTGGGCTGGGATAAGGCTTCGCAGCCACCGGCGCTCGGCTTGGAAAAAGCGTTGCAGTGGAATTCCACCGCTGCTTTGCTGCCGCTGATCAGCTTGATGGCGGCGGGTAACGGCAGGTTGCCCTTGCCCTCGCCGTCGGTCTTAACGGCAATGTCTTTTTGGCGCAGGTAGAGCGCCACCATATTGCGCATTTCCTGCGCAATATCGGCCTCCCTAAACAGGCCGTTTACCGCGCCGGGGTCTTTGTTGCTGTGTCCGGCGGTTACTGTAATCACTGACATATCTATCCTTCTCAAACAGTTAATCGGCAAAGATTTATTAGCGGTCTACAGTATGCTCGGGCGCGTCGGCGAGGGTGGCTTGCCCTGCTTCAGTGCGCAAAAAAAGCCCGCCGTAAGGCGGGCAAAGTCAGGCGCGTGTCAATCAATCAGGCAGCAAACAGGCTGGCTTGCGCGGTGGATTTTGGCGGGGCGATATCGGTGTTTTTCATGATTTCCCACACACGCCGCTCGGTTAGGCCGTAATCCAAGGCCAGGTTGCGTACCGCCAAATAGGCTTTCATCGGGTAAAGTTCCTGCCCGGTCAGGCGGTCGAAATCGCGGCGGATGGCGCGGTCGCGCATCTCACGGAAGGCATCTTCGCACTTGGGCACGTAAAAACCACGCTCGGCCAGATACATGGTTTCCAACTGCTGCGCCAATTCCTCGGTGCCGACGATTTCCACCAGCACGGCATGCAGTTTCTTGCCCGCGCCGCGGCGGTTTTGTCCGACCGGAAAGAAGGTGCCGCCCCAATGGCGTACCAAGTCCCAGGCATTGGAGACACCCACTACCCGCACCACCGCCCAAAATGCCTCGGGGATCAGGTGCTGCACGTCTCTAAAATCGTCTTCGGAAAACTCAATGTGTTTCATGCGCTCCTCCTTTCCGCTTTGCGTTTATCGGCATAGATTTGCAGGGCAGCCACCAGGCGGCGCATGTGGTCGTTGGTCAGCCACTGCACCTGATCCACCCCAAACATGCGCTTGGCCATGCCGTGGGCGTAGTTCCAAGACTTGTCCAGCTCGGCGAGCAATGCGCCGATTTTGCGCATCATCGGATCAGCAGAGCTGCGGCGGTGCGGGTAGCGCCCGGCACGGGAGGTGCTGCGAGCTTTACGCTGCATCTCGTCGGCCACCTTGGCCAGCTCCTGCGGCGACATCTTGGCGCATGAGCGCTTGCCGGTGATGCGCTCCAGCATCATGCGATATGCGGTATCGTCCAAGCCCTGCTCGGCCTGCATAATATGGATTTTGGCAATCAGCCTTCTGCGGGTGTCTTCTGCCATTTCTGCACTCCTTCGGTACATAATGGCATTAAGATACACAAATCAGTAAGATGAGCAACAAAAACAACAAAAAACCCCTGCAACTGTGCAGGGGTTTGATTGGGAAGCCTGTATTTACTCGAAAATCCAGCCATCCACATCGGCCACCACGACCACGGCGTTTTGGTAGCGGATGTCCGCACTGGTATCAAAATCGGTATGGCATTCGGGCAGTACGGTGCCGATGTAGGCAGCCTGGCTGCATTTGAGCAGGGTAGGCTCCCGGCCGTGCCGCGCAATGAAATCGGCGTAGCCTTTGGCGATGCTATCTTGCGTCATCATTCAGCACTCCATAAAATTTAGAAATTCCCATTACCGTCCCCTTACCATGGAGCCATCTTTTACCGCCATTTTTACCGCCATTGGAGTCATTGCCTCAGCCGTTAGCGGCTTCATCACTTGGCATAATTGGTACCAATCACGGCAAATACGATGTCACTTAGACGTAGGGCCTTTAAGCGATCAGGATGCGCTTAATCTCATCCTAGTCTTGGATTCTCTAGAACATAGTGATTATACCGTAGAGAAAATTTCTCTAGCTCCTGCCGGCCAGGCAATAATCAGCGGGGTGGATGAGAGCGATGCTCTAAAGGTATCAACTATTGATGTCGGCTGGCTTATCCCCGCTCAGGCAGCTTCTGCATCTGCTCAATACCGACATTTCATTGCAGTAGATCATGCCCCCGCAGATACGGATACCGCTCTGTTACTCACTGTCTACATACATAACAACTTGTTTTGCAAGCGCCACAAGTTGCGCAGGCGGCTGCCAAACTTAAAAGGCTATTAAACACTCTTATCGCGTTGGCAAGCGATTCGGTGTCCAACAAAAAACAGGCTGCCTTTTTTCAGGTAGCCTGTTTTATCTTGCTGTCCCTTATAGCACCAAATCCTTCAGCGCTTGGGTCGGATTAAACTTGATTTTGCGCTTAGCCGGGATTTCTACCGGCTCGCCGGTCTGCGGATTGCGGCCAGTGCGGGCAGCGGTCTCCACTACTTTAAACGTGCCGAAGCCCGGCAGGGTGATTTTGTCGCCATTGACTAGGACGGCGGCGATGGCACCTTGCACCGCCTTCAGGGCGGCCTCGGCATCGGCCTTGGTAAATTCGCCACGCTCGGCGATGTCTTTGATTAATTCCTGTTTATTCATGGTTTACACTCCTCGTTCAAGTTTAGCGTAGATATATTCGGCTTCCGCTTCACTATAGCCTGATTCGGCAGCCCTATCTACAAACAATTGCCAGTTTTCGCTGATAAAGTCGGCAACCAACACTTTTTCTGCTTCATCTAACATGGGTTTAACTCCTGTTTAAAAGCGGCAAACCGTGCCGCGCGGGTTTCGATTTTTCAGGTAGCCTAATCCTGCCAACCGCCCAACAATTCAGCCAACTCATCCAGTATCATAGCCAGCGCATTTCCGGCGATGATTTGCGAGGCGGCGGCCAAATCAAAACCGCTGTCGCCGTGGCTCTGGGCATCCTCCTGCAGGTGGTCTAGGCAGCGGATGCGTTTCAGGGTCAAATCCTGCGTCAGCACCAGCACCACGCTCTCGCGCCATACCAAGCCAAGCTCGACTACGCGCTTGCCGCATTTCACATGCTGCACCACTTCTTCGGCGGTTACGTCTTCGCGCTTGATGCGTATTTCCGCGCCCATGTCGCCCGCGCCCACCAAAGCCACGTAGTCGTCCAGCTCAAACTGCCCGTTGGCCTCGCCGCGCAGCAGCCATTGGGTCATCAGTTCGGATGCGGAGCGGCGGGTTACGGTTTGCTGCGCCCGCAGCCCGCCCAAGGCTTCACGCAGATGGCTCAACAGGTTTTCGGCTTTGTTGCCGGTTTGGTTAATCAGCAGGTAGCCGCCAACCAAGACTGCATCAGTGCGGCTGGCGCGGGTAAAGGCGCGCGGCAGTAGCTCGTCAACAATCTGCTCTTTCAGCTCCTGCCTTTCCTTGCGGCCGACTTTGCGGGCTTCCTCTGCTTCGATTTTGGCGATTTTTTCATCCAAGACGGTTTTGATGACCGCACCCGGCAGCACCCGTTCTTCACGTTTCAGAGAGATGCCGAGCGTTTTATCTGCGGTAAATACCAGCTCGTCGCCAAACGGCTGCGGCACGGCAAAACCGTCGGTAAACCAATCCAGCCCGCAGGGCGGTGCAAAGCGGTGTTCGTCCAATGCGGCGGCTAAAACGGCCGCATCCGGGGTTTCAGGTAGCCTGTAGGCTTGGCATTGCTTAAACCACATCTTTTTGCTCCTCGTTATCGGTTAGGTTTTTGTGGCCGTTAATCCAGCCTTCTTGGTAATCCATTTCACCGACTTTGACTTGTACAGCATGGGCTTTAACTTCTTCCCAATCCATGTTGTTGGCCGCCCAGTCTTCGATATAAAACGGATGCTCGGCAAACAGCTGCTCGGTTTTCGCTTTGGCCTGCTCACGGTCTGTTCCATATCTTCCAACATGGTAGGCAATGCGGCTATCGGCAATGATTTGGGTGGGCACACGCCACACCGAAAAATCGGGCATTTCTACCAATAAATATTTTTTCATTTTTTCAAACTCCTACATAGCAAACCAAATTGCGGCACTGATTGCAAACCACGCAGCCGAACCGATAAACAACAAGCGGCCTTTTCGGTAGTATTCGCCAGCTAACTCAAGCTGTCGCCGCGCTTCCAGTAATCTTTCTTGACAAGCATTGAGGACTCTAAGTGTGTTGGCGGATTCTGCCGCTTCCTTCCATGCCACTAACAGGCTTTCTAGGCGGTCTGCGCGGTCATCCATCTCACACCCCCTCCAGCACTTGATCGTGCGGTTCGATGACAAAAAACTCTTTGCCTAGCACCAGTTTGATTCCAGGCACCTGACCATCAGCAAACAGCTCCTGTTCGTTGAGGATGGCCTCTTTGTTGACCTCGCGTTTCACGCGCAAAAAGCGTGAGCGGTCGGGGTCGGCTTCCAGCAGGGCGATAACGGCATCCACGCCTGACACGCTCACTTTTGGCGGGTTCACGCGCCATTTCACGGTGCCGGTTACAAAGTCGGCAAACTTAACCTTGCCACCGTCGGTAATGGACAGCCGGTTAGCCTCACACCACAGCTGCACGCTGTCTTGCAGGGCTTCGATGCGCTCGTTGAGCGGAGCGGCATCGTTGGCGTACTTTTCCTGCAATTCGGCGATGCCGTCGTTCATGGCGGCGGCAAGGCGTTCGCGGTCGCGGGTGAGGTCGCCGATTTCGCGGATGTAGGCCACCACGTCGTCTTTGCTCTGTGCAGCCACTTGGGCGGCTTGTTTCAGTCGGGTTTTTTTGGTTTTTACTGCCATTTTTACTTCCTTTCTTCGTCAAAAAACTGGTTTTGTTCAATCATCTTGTCGGCCAGCATGGCAAGCGCGGCGGCCACACGCTTTTTGTTTTTGGCTATTTCCTCTTCCGTCCACACCTTCTTCGGGGCTTCCAGCTGCGGCGGGGGCGGCACAGGCGGGATACAGGCAATCAACATTTTCGGGGTCGGCCAGCGGTCTATGTTCGCCCACAGGGTGCCGAATGCCTGCTCGATTCGCTGCGGGTCGCGCCGGTCATCCCAAGCAATCGGCAGCGAGTTAAAGGCCGCAATCCATGCCTGATACGTCCCGTCTGCCGCATCGAGCGGCGGATGCCCAGGCAATCGCATGGCAAACATGTGCTGCAGGCCGGACACCAAGGCGTTGTTTACTTCTCTGGTCATCATTTGGATTACCGCTTAAACTTTTCGCCGGCCGCCGCTGCCTGAATAGTGCTGCTGGGTGCGGCCTGTTGTTGGGCTGGCTGGGCTGGTGCAGCAGGAACAGCCTCGACAGGTGTATTGCCTACCCAACCAGCGATAATCTCGTATAGGTACCCATGCGATTTGAGCGGCGTTTTCAGGCGGCCGCTGTCGCGGGCAGTCAGCACCTCGTTAAAGGCGTATGTCCAGGCAGCCACCGGGGCGGGATGGACTTGGCCGTTGCGGCGGATTTCGCCCGCCCGGATGTCGGGTATCAGCTCGGACATCAGCGAGTACATGCGAGCTTGAGAGAGCGAGGATTTGCTCGGGCGAAACAGGCCGAGGTACTGCACCAGGCCTTGGGTCATCGGCCCGCCGATATTGGCCAGCGTCCACATACTCTGCCGTGCCTGCTCATGGGCAATCAGCGCGTCGAGGGAGTTTTCCGCGCCGCAGCATGGGCAACGGGTTTTCATGCTGTCACCCCTTGCTCGGCAGCCAGCCGGATATAGGCGTCGATGAGTTCGCGCACGGCTCCCAAAGCGAACTCCCTCTCTTCGGCACTCATGTCGTCCGGGCACCCGCGCAGGATCATCCAATCCAGCCTTTGCGTTTCCGAATTCGTAATCAGCTCAATATCCTTACCAATATCGGCCACCTTGAAATAGTCAAATCCATCACCGTGATAGCCGACAGTCATGGTAGTTCCGTCGCAGTCCAACACCACCGCTCTAACCCCATCATGGAAGCGCACCATGTCGCCAAATTTGATTCGCTGTGTCATTTCCTGCTCCTTTATCCGTTTAAACCTAACTGCTTCCGTTCTTCGCCGCCGTCCATCGCGTGGTACAGCTGCGCCTCGCGGCCTTTTCTTACTCCGGCAGCCAAATCCTGCTCTCTGCTGGCTTTGGAGCCACCGCGCACATCGCGTTTTTTGGCCTGTCCCATTTCGCCCATCTGCTGTTTGTAGTGTGCCAACACCTCTTTTTCTGCCGGTTCGGCGGCAAATTCCTGCACTTTCTTCACGATGGCATACACCCAGCCCGTGCAAAATTGGTCGGCGCGGGCGGTCTTGTTACGCGACAGGCGTACCGCTTTAAGCTCGGTTTTGATGTATTCGCGCCGCTCTTTTTTCAGCTGGCGCAGCAATACCTCGTAAGCGTAGGCAGCCAGCTCCGGCTTGATACCGATGCCGAAAAACCGTGCTTCGGCCAAACCCCACTGCGTGTGCTGGTAGCACTCAACCCCGAATGCCTTGGCGCACTGGGCAATCAGGACTTGATGCCAAGTCGGCAGGCTTGATGCACAAGCCACGCCTTTTTCGGTTACGGCAGACAGCTCCACATCCATTTCGCTGATGCCGTACTTTTTCATGAGTATCTGTGCCTGCCGGATGGCCTGCGCCGCCTCGTGTTCGTTGGCCGATTCGCCCAGTGCCAGGCATTTTTTGATTTTCTCCAACACCTTTTGCTTATCCATCTCAAACCTCCACTTTCTTAAATCCAATCACCCACACCCACGGGTTCATATCCCATGCTTCGGCGCCGTTGATGTAGTCCCAGTATTTGACAAAGCTGCCAACGGCATTGGTTGTTGCCTGGTCGTTATCCGTACCCTCTGCCAGCGCATCCTCCCAACTGATGGTCTGTAGTCGCTCCACCCTAATGCTGGTCATCTCAAGCAGGATGCGGCTGTGTTTGCGCGGCATATGGATGGATGGTTTCCAACGGGTATTTTCGGGGGCGTTGTCATCAGCCCTGTAGAGCAGGCTGCCTGTTTCAGGGTGTACCGCCCAAGCCTCGCGTACCCATAAGCGGTCGCCGACTTGGCCGTAGGGGCAGCGGTAGGTAATTTGCGATTCCGGGCCACGCTCGGAAAAACAATTCCCGTTTTTTTTATCCGGCCAGCTGTAGTAAAAAGAGCCTTCTAATTTTTTATTCATGCTTTCATAGCAATACATCCATCTGCCGCCCCTGCGGTTTTTCGGTTGCGGATTGACGATGCGCCGGGTCTGCGTTTTACGACCTTCTAAAATCGCCCGCACCATCGGACCGCTAAATAAAATCGGACGTTCCTTCATTTCACACCCCTTCCATCGCCAAAAACTTTTCCACAAACCCCACCACTTTCAGCATTTGCCCGCGGCTCAACTGCATCTTCCATAGGCCGTTGCCCTTGTCGATGCTGAAACTACCGTCGCTAAAGCCGCCGATTTTGATGTCGTGCTCGTCGCTGGGCTTCTCGTCAGCATTGGCTGCGGTTAAAACTACGGTATCGTCTTCTTCCAGCTTCGGCTGCGGGGCAGGCTCGGTGGCCATTTCAGCCAATACAACCGTTTGAGGTGTCACAGGTTGCCCGCCGTCCTGATTTTCAGGTAGCCCGCCAACCAGCCGCCATATCCCGTGTCCGGAGCGCTCAATCAGGCCGTCTTCTTTCAGTTTGTTCAATACACTGGTGCCTGCCTGATAACTGCCGAGCATTGCATTGATGCTGCGGGTGCTTACATCCTGGCCGGGGCGGCCTTTAAAGTAGCGCAGCACGTTTTCGCGCATCTCTTTTTCACTTTTCCCGGTAGGTTTTTTGTCCGACACTGGCTTGGCAGATGCCAGGCTGTAAACCATCTTGCCGCCTTTGGGGGTGGAGACAACGGCACCGACCCCTTCCAGTTCAACCAGCGCATCGGTCAAGTCCCGGCCGGATACGCCGCTCAACTGGGCGAGCCGCTCAATCCGTAGCGGCGGCTGGCCGTCCATTGCTTGGCAAATCGCCATTTTGTTTTCGAGTTTTTCTTGCTGACCCATGCTTATCTCCTCTGTTTCTTCCGGTAGCCCGTCTGTTTGAGCTGTGTTTGTTGTGCCTGCCTAGCCTTTCGCTGCAATATCCGCTGCTCCGTTAATCGCGCCTTAAATTCCTCGTCGCTCAAGTTGTAGCCGCGTCGTCTAATCGGTCGCCTAATCATGGTTTTGTCCTTTCGTTTTCAGGTAGCCTTGGGATGGGGTCATACACTATGCCGCGCATCCGCTCTTGGTCGCTCATGCGGCCGTAGGCCGCCTCTTGTTGCGCCGCTTCGCGTTCCACCTGCCTTTGCAGGGCGGCGCTGCGGGCGGCGGCTTCCTGCACAGCAGCGGCGCTGGCACTCACGGCCGGCACGGGCTGCGGGGCGCAGGAGGCGGCCAGTCCGCTGTAGGTTATGGCCGCAGCTACAGCAATCAGCCACTGGCGCAGTTTCACTTCCATCACATCTGCAAACATTTTTAAAATCCTTTAATTACAATCACTTATCAAAAATGCAAGGCAAAAAAATTATTGTGCCTTCAAAGCCTTAGCCTCGTTTTCGCACTCCCGGCACACGTCCGACCAGCTGTCCGCCCGCTCCTTGTGTCGCTCCCTGCCGCTGCCGATGTAGCGGTAATTGCGCAGGTACTTGAGGCGGCGGCAGACGCGGCAGGTTTTGAGCCGTTGCCATCTGCGGGTAGCCATGTCAGTTCCTAATCAGTACCATCTCCACCCGCTCCAGCAAAGCTTCGTCCATCGGCAGGATTTCCCCGTCGTCGCGGGCATTCAGGTAGCTCATGCGGTACATATTGGAGAGGATTTTGAACAACCGGCGCGGGCTGCCGCCTGCTTTCTCAATAATCTTGCCGCGCAGCTTGGCCTTGTCGGCCAATTCCGGCAGGGTGGCGCGGGCAATGGCGTCCAACTCCTCGCGCGGCACGCTGTCGCCCAAGTCCCAGTGCAGGGTCACGCGGCTGTACAACTGCTCCAGCTCGCCGTGGCGGCCTTTCAGGTTGGACAGCAGGCGCGGGGTGCCCACCAGTACCAGGCCGATGCCGGCCAAATCGTGCAGGCGGCGCAGCAGCTCCAGTGAGCGGGTGGACAGGTTCTCGGCTTCATCCACAATCAGCAGGCGGCCGCTGCTCTGCAGCCTTTTAATCACCGCCTCGTTGATGTCGTTGGTGCTGCCACGCAGTTCCACGCCGATTTTTTTGGCGATGTTTTTAAGCAGCACGTTGGGCGTGTAGGTGGTCAGGGTCTCAATCAGCACCACTTCCGGATTTTGCTTGGCAAATACACGCAAAGCGGTGGTTTTACCCAGGCCTGCGCGGCCGTAAATCACGCCGTTTTGGCACTCTTCGTAGGCGGTGGAGAGCAGGTCGGTAATGGTGCCCACGGTGTCGGTGATGAGGATTTTTTCCGCCAATTTCGGCTTTTTCAGGCGTTTTGCCTCGCGTTTCAGGTAGGCGGCGACGATTTCATCCAGCTCTTCGACGTTGCCGGGATACTTGCCCTGCAGGTATTGGTTGATCATCGTCCTGGACTTGCCCAGGCTCTTGGCCACTTGGGTTTGCGGCAACTTGTATCTGTCGATATGTTTCTGTAATTTCTCTGCGTAACTCATGGTTTAACCCCCTGTTAAATGCCCTTTAATCGGGCTGTTTTACCGTTAAAAATACCTAAAATTGTCTTTTTTTCTGCCGTCCGTACCCGTGGCAGGTGCTTCTTCGTATTCGATCGCTTCCAACACTTCCGGCTGCGGCGGTTTCTTCGGCGATGCCAAGGCTTTGATGCTTGCCCGCGCATCCAACACCCCGCGCCGTTCGGCTTCCACCTCGGCCAGTTGGTTTTTGAGGCGTTTTTTGCGGTTGTCGGCACGTTTTTTGTGGTGCAGGGCGCGTACCGAATCCACATCAAAGGCAGGATGCTTGTTGCCGTTAAGCTCGGCGCGGCAGATGTAGTGGCCGTCCATGTCGTACACCTTCACGCTCGAGGCATCGTCCAAATCGTAGGACACCCGCACCTTTTTGCCGTGGTGGACATCTAGAGCATTGCTGAAATATTGGAAATTCAGCATATCTAGCCAACCGTTGCGTACCGTGCGCTCCACTTCCGGCCTGAACAGCGTATCCAGCTCCTCATGACTCAACATTTCGATGTGCAGGTCGTCTTTTGCCATCAGCGCGATGCGGTGTTGGCGGTATTCGGCGGGGCTGTAGCGCTGGCCGTCGGCCTTTTTCGGCAGTTCGGAGTGTGGCCGCTTGTTATATCTGTCGATGGTGGCGGCCACATCGGATATAAACTGATTCCAAGTGGGCAGTTTCTGCCGGTAGCGGCGCTGCTCGGTGGTCAGCTCCTTGCCCTTGCGCTCAGCTTTGATGGCCGATTCCAGCTTGCGGTACACTGTGTTTTTGGTGGTTTCATCCATCCCGGTGCCGACAAAGGTGTCGTAACTGCGTGCCAACCGTACCAAGTTGTCTTTCCACCACCGTTCAATTATGCCGCGCCCCTGCGGGTGGCTCGGGATACCGGTTACGTGGTGGATAGCGAGCCTTGCGGCGATACCGGTTATCTCGTGGTCGATGGTTTTGCCCGTCTGACCAGCGCCGTTGTCGGAGTAGTAGATCAGCGGCAAACCAAAGTGCTTCATGCCGATGCGCAAGGCGTCGCAAACCGCGATACAGGATTCGGCAAAACTCACCGAAAAGCCCATAACCATGCGTGTGCAGCCATCCAAGACCACCGTTACCTCCGGTTTAAACGGGCTGCCGTGCACCGGGTGCTGTACTTTGGCTTTAAAGCTGTGGCCGTCGCCGATCCACACGTCGTTCGGTTCCAATACGTCCCAGTCGCGCTTCTCGTGCGGCAGGATTTTGGTGTAGGCCGGGCCCGTTTTACGACCGCGCTGGCGCATGATTTCAGGCAATTTGTTCCACACGCGCTTCACGGCGTCATAACTTGGCAGGGTATAGGCCGGGGCGGGCTGGTTGCCGTACCACTCGGCAAAATCCTGATAACTGTGTGCCAGCGGCGGGTTTTGCGGGCGGCAGTGGATCGCCAAAAAGTCGCCCAGCCAGATATGCGCCTCAATCGGCAGCTCCTGTTTACCCTTGCCCGGAGCCAGTGCCACCAGCCGCTCGTTTGGGCTGCCTGCCTTTTTATAGGCTGCCACCCATCCGGCCAGCGAGCGTTGCCCGATTTTTGAGGCTCCACCGCTTTTGTTGTTGGCAATCGGCACCAGTTTCATCATGGCTTCGTTTAGCGTGCCCAACTCAATCTGCTCTACCATCAGCGCCACGGCTTTATGCACCGGCATACCGTTCGTACGGTGGATATGCAGCACTTCGGCCACCAAAGACATTCGGGCATGGGCACAGGCTATCTGTTTTTGGTTGTAGCCTTTAATAACAGCGTCCAAAGGCAAGCCGGCTTGGGATGGGCGCAGAACAGCTGGCTTAGATTGCTTTTTCTCCTGCACAGGGGGCTTGGCCGTGGACTTGGCCAGCATCCCCATCAGGTGTTTTTCAGCGATGGCGTCTTGGATTTCCTGCGATAGGGCGGCTACTTGGTACTCGAAACCGCCGCCTTTCCCGAATCGTCTGCGACAAGGCCAAGATTCGCGTTTGGCTTTCTCAATGATGTTTTTCGCAGTACCGGGCAACCCGCGAATCTGCAAAGAGGCCAGCTCGGCGGCATTCAGATACTCACTCATCATCGTCTCCAAACCCGAGCTCCGGTGTCTCTGCCTTTTTGACGTTTTCGCGGTGGTAGGCGAGCAAGGCCAGTACACCGGTCAGGGCTTCGATGGTCTCATCCACACCGCTGCCGTCTTCGTGCCATTTAGCCAATAGGGCGATGGCTTCCGCTGTTTGGCTCTGTACTTTGGCAATATCAGCGGTAGAGCCTTTGCGGCCGCGTGGGATTTCAATGACTACCCGGTCGCCATGCAGTACGCTCAAGTACTCGCTGATGTAGCGGCTGCCAGTTAAAGCCTCAAACTGGGCTATCCGGTTAAGTGGCATGGTGTTTTCGAGCAGCCAACGGTAGTACGTTTTGAGCTCCACACCCATCAAGTCGGCCATTACCTTGGATGGCAGCCTGCGCTCTTTAGCATGGCGCTTGGCCAGCTCGATGGCATGGTCGAGCGAGGTGGCTTTGGGCTGTTTTTTGCTGTTTCTCATGGTGCTGCCTACTAACTCTGACTGTCTTATTTGCAAAAACTACTTTTTTGTCCGTTACCGTTATCGGTATAGTAAATTCTTGGTATTCCAAGCTGTTTTAACAGCGTTTTCCTGCAGTTAGACAATGCCGCTAGTTCCATTTTGTTTAGTTTTCTCATGGCTCGAACCCTCATTTTGGGAATTTAAGTGCGTGATTTTTCCGTTTTTGTTCCGTACAATGCGTTTAAGCATTAACTGTACGGTGTAGCACCGGCTGGAAATTGCGAGCCGCATACCGTTGCGGCCAAATCTGCTCAGGCCTCATACCTAGGGCATCGGCAATGACCTGTTCGCTTTTCGGATAAGGTTTGACTAGGGCACTGTAAAGCGTGGTCGGGTGCACATTGACTTGTGCGGCCAGTGCGCGGATAGACCAACCCTGCTTTTTCAACGCAGCGATGATGTCTGCGCGATGCCAGTCCAAAGACTCCGGAGCTACCTTTTCAGCTAAATTTTTTTTCATTTTGAATACCTATATTTTGTCAGTTGGGGAACTGTCTCGATGTAGGTATTGTCCCGTAAAAGTTTAATTTATGCAACCGTAAAAGTACAAAATATTTATATTTTTCGGATAATTTTGCTTATACGGCTGATTTTATGGATTATTTTATTGTTCTTTTACGGGGAATATCCGTTAAGGTGAAAGGTAAAAGATATGGAACAAAACTTTTACGCTGATTCAGATGGTTTTTGTGACCGAATACGTGAAGTCGTCAGTATCATCGGGAACTCTAATATTGCTGCTAAAAAAATAGGAGTCACCACCTCTTCCGTCGCAAGATGGATAAAGGGAGAGTCCGATCCATCTAGAACCAATCTAATCAAAATTGCAGAAGCAGCTAAAGTAGAGGTCAATTGGCTTGCAACCGGGCAAGGCCCTATGTTTGCCTCGGCTGCTACCCGTTTAAATGAACCTCAGGCGTCCTATAATGTTTCCGAGCAAGACGAAGGCCGCCGGCTGCTGCAACAGCGGCTGGCTGAAACGAAAAATACATTGAACAATATTAGAAAAGCCGAACGTGGAGAGTCGACCGGAGAAGGTTGTGCCTTTGACGTACAAGGCAGGCCTGTTGATATAGATGAGTTTGTATTTATCCCGTTATATGACGTGGCTTTATCAGCCGGGCATGGTGCATGGGCAGATGATATACCGCCAAAATCTACCTTGGCTTTCCGGCGCGACTGGTTGGAAGCATTTGTTACAACAGATTTTAATAACTTATCTGTAGTTATGGTTAAGGGCGACAGCATGGCCGGTGTCCTCAACGACAAAGATGCCATCCTCGTCGACCACAGCCGCACTGAGGCTAGTGACGGCCTGTATGCCCTCCGGATCGGTAACGAAATTTTTGTAAAACGGGTACAACGCTTGCCTCATGCTCTGCTGGTTACCAGCGAGAACCCACAATACAAGCCCTTTGAGGTGCCCCTGCAAAACGGTGACAGTAGCGATAGCAGCGTGAGCATCATCGGCAAGGTGGTATGGTTAGGTCGTGCCCTTTAA